CACCCTAGACCATGAAGACTCATGGATCGACAAGTGCGGATACAGCGCAATCGGTGGGTCTTTTTCGGGAGAAAAAAATGAGTAATCCATTAGATAAGGTACTACCAAAAGAACTACAGTACGACGGGGATTGGCCTTGGGTGAAGTTTAAAAAGACTCGAAAGTATCAGGACAACTCCATAGTTATAAGTAAAGATGTTGGGGGGCTAAGTTTGGTTGCAACATGGGTAAGAACAGATAGTTTTACAGAGGACAGAGACTAAAAGATGACACTTACCGTTAGTACACCGTCCGTAACATCCGAATGGGTGCCACCGCACGAACTGCCAGACCTAACACACGCCAAAACAATCGCTATCGACGTGGAAACCAAAGACCCGAACCTTAAAAAGATGGGCCCCGGATGGGCCAGAGGTGACGGGGAAGTGGTAGGATACGCCGTGGCAACCACCGAGTGGGCCGGATACATCCCCATCAGGCACCAAGGCGGCGGTAACCTAGACGAAAAACAAGTTAACAAGTGGCTCAAAAAGATATTCGACTGCCCCGCAGATAAAGTCATGCACAACGCTCAGTATGACCTCGGCTGGATCAAGCGCATGGGCTTTGATGTAAAGGGCCGTGTGATCGACACGATGGTTGTGGCGTCCCTGCTTGATGAAAACCGTAGAAGCTTCAGTCTCAACAACCTCTGCTACGAACTACTGGGCATAGCCAAGTCAGAAAAACTATTAAACGCCGCCGCGGTGGAGTTTGGGTTCGATGCAAAAGCAGAAATGTGGAAGATGCCCGCAATGTTTGTCGGGCCTTACGCACAGAACGATGCAGAGATTACACTAAAACTGTGGGACTACCTGTCTGTACAAATCAAACAGGAAAACCTTGAGGCCGTTACAGAACTCGAACTGGACCTTCTGCCCTGCCTTGTAGACATGACGTGGCGCGGTATTCGCGTCGATATGGACAAAGCAGAAATAACGCGGAACGCAATCCTAAAGCGTGAGAAAGAAGTCCACAAAGAAATAAAACGTATCTCCGGCTGCGACATAGAAATCTGGGCCGCGGCGTCCATTGCCAAAGCCTTCGATAAAATGGGCATAGAATATTTTAAAACAGAAAAAGGCTCTCCGTCCTTCACCAAGAAGTTCCTGTCAGAACATCCCGATAAGTTACCTAAACTGATCGTAGAAGCGCGGAACCTCAACAAAACGTCCGGCACGTTCATCAACAACATCCTGACCTTCTGTAACTCAGATGGACGTATACACAGTCACATAAACCAAATCAGATCAGACGACGGCGGTACTGTATCTGGGCGGTTCTCCATGAATAACCCCAACTTACAACAAATCCCCGCCCGCGACCCTGAGATAGGACCAATGATCCGGTCCCTGTTCCTGCCAGAAGAAGGCGAACAGTGGGCCGCTATCGACTACTCCCAACAAGAACCGCGCATCTTGGTTCACTACGCACACGTATTTGGTAAAAGCCAAAACAGAGTGCTAGGGGGCGTCACAGAGTTTATACAAAGCTACAATGACGATCCGCGGACCGACTTCCATACGATGGTGGCAGAAATGGCGGGCATCCCGCGTAAACAAGCGAAGACCGTGAACCTTGGTATTATGTACGGCATGGGCGTGGGTAAGCTGGCGATTGAGCTTGATCTGCCCGAGGAACAGGCCAGAAGCCTAATCAACCAGTACCATGAGCGGGTGCCGTTTGTAAAAGAACTGATGAAGGGCGTACAAAGTCACCTTAGTCAGAAAGGAAGCCGAGGCCATGTACGGTCCCTACTAGGCCGGAAGTGTCGGTTTGAGTTGTGGGAACCAAAGCAGTTTGGAATGTTTAAAGCTCTGCCGTTCGAGCAAGCCGTACTAGAACACGGCAAGCACACTCCGCTAGTCAGAGCGTACACCTACAAAGCACTCAACAGGCTGATCCAAGCGTCCGCCGCGGACATGACCAAGAAAGCTATGGTCGATCTGTACCGAGAAGGCTATCTGCCGATGCTGCAAATACACGACGAACTGGCTATGTCAGTAACGTCCAGAGAAGAGGCAGAAAAGGTTGCACTAATCATGCAAAATGCTGTACCCTTGGAGTTGCCAAGCCTTTGTGACGTTGAGTTGGGTCCGTCATGGGGCGAAGCGGTATAGTCTGCTCTTCAACTCCCCCGCTTTGGTTCAGCAAGGCGGGGGTTTTTTGTTGTGTATCAAGTGTTTATCCTATATAGTCCCAGAAACTCGCACAAAGGCGCATAAGATGGATACTACAAAATGGAAATCAGTCCTCGTTCCGGTCGAAGTTTACCGCGAACTGAAGATTTTATCGGCTATCGAAGGCCGCACAATCAGCGGACAGCTACGCTTTATGTTTGACCAATACAGCAAACTGAAGTCCGTCCGAAATAAGCTCAAGCAACACTACGAAGAAGCTTGACCACTCCCATATTATCGCGTATGTAATATGTATCTCCTCATGAGATATTAATATGTTTGTTCTCCAATAAACATGGAACCCTCACCGAAATACCCGCGGTGAGGGTTTTTTCTTGTCCAATTAATCACGCTAACGTCGTTAGCGTGACGGATTTAAATCAGCATTTATTATTTGTACTTGACTATCTCGTATAGTTGGTTTATCTTAGCTTTACTCAACCAAAGGAGAACAAACATGCTTGAGTCACGCTTTCTTGATAAAGCAGCCGCAACAGAACTGCTTAGTAATAACTGGTATAAAAACCGTAAAATCCACAGAGGTATTAAAGATCAACACGTTAAAGACCTCGCGGCAAAGATTACACAAGGCCGCTGGGTTGTAGACGCAATGGAAACGCCTATTCTAATTGATACAGACGGTATTTTATATAATGGTCAAAATAGATGTATGGCTGTAATTCTCGCTGACCAAGGTGTGGTGGTGCAGTGCCGTATAGAGACGCCGGAAGAGTGCCAAAGACTGTACGCGTCTCTGGACCTCGGCAAAGCCAGAACAATCGCAGACATTACAGGCTTAAATCAAAGCAACATAGTGCAGCCCATACTCTACCTCATGCGCTGCGCGGGCCTTGAGGGGCGTCTCAAAGACGAAGCCGTCGTATCGCGGATCGCGGATACTTACATGGGAGATATCCTGCGCCACTTCGATCAGAACACCCGCTGGGTAAAAAACAATCGGTGCTTTAATTCGGTTCAATTTAAGGCCGCAATGGCGTACTGTGTTCACGGGCGGGTACTGTCCGGTTTAGAAGCTATCTCGGTGCTTGAAATGTTGCAGAATAACAAAGACTACCACTGGCCTTCCATGTATTTAAATTATCGCGAACAGATCATGTTTCCAAACGGTAAGCTAAATACTAGCGGTAAGAACGTAGCAAACGATAAGTTCTGCCGAGGCGTTTATCTGATCGAACGCCGCATGAAACATCAGAGCAAAATCCAAATATCCAGCGGCTTTCTGGATGACCTCCATTCAGACGTTCGCCGCGTGATCCGAGAGGCTGCTGCCGAATGAGTTATAAGATAGAAAAAAACATCCCCCTTCCCGCGTCACAGCGGAAAGGGAAGTTCGCTATCCTAGAGGATTTGGAAGTTGGCGACAGCTTCCACGTTGCAGATGTTACCGCGCCAGCGGGTATCTATTCAAAAGCAGAAAGCCTCGGGATCAAAGTAACCGTAAGAAGCATCCTACATCATAGCGGCGGCTTCAGAGTTTGGAGAATCGAATGAGCGACAAAGCTTGGCATATTAGCTACCTGTCCGCTATCGTCGGACCGTGCGCCGCAACAACCGATGACGGTTGTATGGCGTGGGAAGACGCAGAAAAAAGTGACTTTGTTATGCGCCTACTTGACAGGGATAATGACGCCAAAAACCTCCTACTCGTTATTCAACCAGAAATGAATGAGTTGGCGATTTACACCCTGACCGGATACTGCGTGGCAAACGATCTGCCGTACATGATTAAAGATTGGGATACCCTGTCCGCAGAAGGGCAAAAAGAATCCCAGAAAACTAGGCACTGAACATGATCCACCGCGACGAGTACGAACGCGTGTGCCAAGAAAACAGGCGGTTGAGGGAATTGGTTAAAGCCAAGTCCCCAATGGCTATGATGCAAATGCTTAAAAGGTTTCTGGGAGGGAACTATGACCGCACTGGAACAGTGGAAGACCCTAGCGAAAATAGAGAACGCCAAGATGCTGGAACCCTACGAGGGCCAAAAACCTAACTACGGTATTGTCAAAAATAAAATCAAAGGCGGCGGACCGCGGCTCTCGGAAATTAACCGCTCACTCGCCGCACAAAAACTTTTGGAAATGTCCCAAAAAGGTTATACTCTGGAAGAAGCCGCCGTTGAAACAAACTCCCCAATAGAGAAAGTTCTAGGCCGCGCCAGACGCTATCAAATAACGTTTAAAGGGCAAGAGGAGCTTTTATGAGTAATCACCTATCAGAAGTGGCAGAGGGCATCATACAGGCTTGCCCAACGCAGCTTAACCCCGATGAAATGTCTACCCTGATTGCGTACATGATCTGGTCATACGGTATGCAGGGCGATTGGGACGATATGCTGCCCAAAATCGTGCGCTGCATAAATCTGGATGACGGACACGCCCGTACCGTCAGAGTGGCTAACAGAGACGCTATCAAGTTTCTGGATAAAGTAAGAGAGGATGTTAGCAATGCCCGACGCAGTTAAACTGTTCTCCGAAATAGATCAGCAATTCCTAGAACTGGAACAACAGTTCGAAATAATCAAAAAACAGCGGGAAGAAATAGAACTATGCAAGAAGAAGACATTCAACGCATCCAAAAAGACCTCAACCCAGCACAACAAGCCGAATTAAAATTCCTTCGACAAGAAGTCGATAGATGCCAAGATGCGCGGTTCGTTAAAGAACCCCTGCCTAACGCCAACCAAAACTACTGGACAGCCGCAGAAGAACTGGACAGATACGTCAGGAGCCTTCGTAATGATGGATACT